ACTGTCGATGCAGTGACCAGACTGCCACTGATTGGCGACCATGGCTTCATTGTCAAGGTGCAGGGCAGCGCCAGCACCAGCTTTGACGATTTCTACCTGCGGTTTGAGACCACGGCAGGTAGCGGGTTTGACAAGGGCGTGTGGCGCGAATGTGCCGCACCGGCCTCTAAGTACAAGCTGGACCCAACAACCATGCCGCATGTGTTGATGCGCAACACAAACGGCACGTTCACCTTCAAAAGGTTCGACTGGTCCACTCGTGTGGCGGGTGACACGGTCACTGCTCCAGAGCCCAGCTTTGTTGGCGTACAGATCCAGAACATCAACCTGTTCCGCAACAGGCTGGTGTTCCTGGCTGATGAAAACGTGATCCTGTCAGCAGCAGATAGCTACGACCGGTTCTGGCCAGAGACGGTGCAGACCCTTGTGGACAGTGACCCCATCGACATCAGCACAGGTGGCACCGAGATCAACTTCCTGGTCAGCAGCTTGGCCTTTGCCAACACGTTGCTGTTGTTTAGCCGCCATGGCCAGTTCCGCCTTGACACTGGCATCACAACGCTGGGTTCGCCGCTGACACCAAAGACCGCAACGGTCACGGCCATCACCACCTTTGACATGCAGGCCAACGTCGACCCAGTGGGCGTTGGCCGCACCATCTATTTCGCTATCCCCAAGGGTGAGTTCTCAGGCCTGCGTGAGTTCTTCCTGCCAGACGCCAGTGGCCCCGTGCCCCTGTCTGAAGAAGTGACAGCTGCAATCCCCCGCTACATCCCAGGGAACCTGGCCAGCCTGGCAGCGTCGGTGTCGGAAGAAACCATCATTGCGATCAGCAAGAGCCAGACCGACCGGGTGTACTTCTACAAGTTCTTCTTTGAGGAGGACACCAAGCTGCAGTCGTCCTGGTCTTTCTGGCAGTTTCAGTCCGGCAAGCAAATCATCGGTGCTGACATCTTGGACAGCGACCTGTACCTGCTGTGCCAGTACGGCGACGGTGTCTACATGGAGCGCATTGCACTGCGCCCTGAGACCACTGACACAAGCAGCGCGTTTGAGCTGCTGCTGGACCGCAAGACCTCCGAGGCTGGATGCACGGTGGCAGTGACGCAGCCTGCTGGCCTGGATGTGCAGTCGACAATCACCCTGCCCTACCCCATGACTGCTACGGGCACCATGGCCCTTGTAGGCAGGCTTGTGGCTGGCAACACACTGCAGCACGGCCAAGCCCTCCAGATCGTCTCAGAGACGCTTACAGGCGGGGCTGGTGGCAACGGAACGATTGTTGTGCGTGGCGACCTAAGCCAAGCCAAGTTCTTTGTGGGTGAGCTGTACCAGATGACGTATGAGTTCTCTACGCCGTTTATCAAAGAGCAACCTGCAGGCGGTGGTGTTGCTGTAGCTGCAGGTCCCAGGTTGCAGCTGCGCACCTGGACTGTCGTGTTTGACAAGACTGCTCACTTTCAGCTGCGGGTTACCGCAGAAGGCCGCGACGCCCAGACCTACACCTTTGAGGGCTACACGGTGGGTAGTGGTGTTGCACCCTTGGGCTCACCAGCTTTGAAACAAGGCCAGTTCCGGGCCCCTGTGATGACACGCAACACAGGTGTCAAGATTGAACTACTCAGCAATAGTCCATTACCGTGCAGAGTGCAGTCCTGCGAATGGGAAGGGTGGTATCACAGTCGTGCAGCACGGATGTGAAGGGCAGTCACCAGCGCCCTGCCACTGTTCGTGACGTCGTTGCTGTGGCTGACGGCATGCGACCAGAGGACGTGGCTGAGGTCAAAGCACAGTCAGGCAGCAGCCCACGGGAAACCATGCTGCACTGCTTTTTCTCCAGCCGTCCGTGCATGGCCATGGTCAGCAGGCATGGCAACGTGGTGGGCGCCTGGGGCGTGATACCAGAGGGCACTAGAGCTGGCCGGATCTGGATGCTGGGATGCCAGGCCATGCTTGACGACCACGGTGATCGCCGCGCATTTCTCAAAGAATCCAAGCTGCAGCTGCGCAAGCTGCACGCTGACTACCCAGTGCTGTTCAACGTTGTGGATGCCCGCAACGTGGTCCACGTCCGCTGGTTGAAGTACATGGGCTTTACCTTTATCCGTAAGCATCCAAACTGGGGGCCAGAAAGCCGCCTGTTTTACGAGTTCGTGAGGATCTAAGCGATGTGTGATCCGGTAAGCATTGGTTTTGCCGTTGTTTCCGCAGGCCTAGGCATTGGGCAGCAGTTTGCGGCGTACCAACAGGCGCAGCAAGAGACGGCATACATGAACGCTGTGGCGCAGCAAAACTACGAGTTTGCAATGCTGCAAACCTCTGCTGCGAACATCTACGAGAACCAGAAACAGATGATGCAGGAGACCTTGAACCAGCAGAACGCAGAGCTGGCAGGTCTTGCTTACGCAAACGACATCAGCCAGCTCAACCTGCGGATCATGCAAGAGCAGGAGGCTGCAGCACAGAAGAAGCAAGAGACAGGCAAGGCGTTCTTACAGGCCAAGGGCGAGGTGAGCGCAGCTGGTCGAATCGGCAACACCGTCGACAACCTGATTGCCGACTACTACAGGCAGCGAGCGCAGTTTGACTTTGCGACAGACCGCAACCTGGCCTTTGCCATCAACCAACAGCAACAAGACAAGCGCGGTGCTGCTGCTAACTATGCGAATCGCATGGCGCAGAACCAGCCGTACATGAAACAGGTGTACCTAGACCCAGTCAGGCCGATAGAGCGAGCAGCGCCAAGCTCGCTGCCGTATGTCTTGGGAGGTGCAAGCGCTGTGGTGGGTGGCATTTCAAGCGGTGTAAGCCTGGCGGGCAAACTTCCGCAATCACCGCCGCCTGTTCCAAAAATTTCTGGAACGGGGCTTACTCCTTCACAGGCTTACACGACACCATTCAGATTGAACTATTAAGGCCATGGCATCGCAACTCGGCACCGGCAAAGCGCTTGGCACCGTCACTGGTGCAGAGGAGGCTAAGCGCCTTATTGGCGGCACTCCCCAGGTGGGTGCTGGTACGCCTATTGGTGGCAGGTCTATCGACCTCCCTGCTCTGAGGCCTGCGGCGTCGCCGGTCAATACTTACTTTGAGTCAAGGGGGCCAATCCTGGGTGGCCCTGTTGTTATCCCTAGGCCGCCTGAATTGCCAGCGCCGTCGCAAGACATGGCTGCACTGGCCAAATCCCTAGGCAGCTTTAGCACGGTCCTGGACGCCATGGGCGAAACCTACGTGGCCGCTGAAAAGATGCGCCAGGACAGGGCTGACATAGCAGGAAAAAGGGCTGCTGAGGATATTGCAGCCAAATTTCCAGGGCAGCGTCTAGCGGAAATACGCGACCAGCTCTACAGGAAAGCAAGCGCTGGTGACCTTGAGGCCCGCGCTGCGTATGAGCGGCTGCAATCGGTTGCCGGGTCCCACCTGGTACTGGCTTACACCAACCGCCATCTTGAAATGGCTGCTACACGCAACGAGATCAGCACAGCGCCAGACCGTTGGGCGCAAATGACTGAGGTGCCAGATGACAACGGCAATATGGTTTCAAAGGAATCACTGCCGCCTAATCACCCACTAATCCTCCGTGCGCAGCAGCAGCTAATCAGGATCAACACAAGCGATCCTGTTATCTACAAGCAATTTGAAGCGCAAATTTATGCAACTCATAGCAACCTAACAACTGCGCAAGTCAAGCTGCATAACGAGTACAACTACAGAAACGCACTCGGCTCATTTCAAATAGACCTGCAAAGCATGCTTACAGATCCAAAAATGACTGACGAAAAGGTGCAACTTGGAGTTGAGCAAGCGCTAGACCAGGCACGTCGTAATCTTGGCCCTGAATATTATTCTAGATTTTTGAAACAAATAAAACCTATGTTTAAAGCCTTTCAGAATAAGGCTGCATTAGAAAAAAATCCGCTTACCGGCGTTATGCAAGTTAATACACAACTAGCGCAACGTTTATCAACAAGAAACACTGAAATTTTAATGAGCTTAAGGGCGGGGCCGAACGGAGAAACACTGCAACAACGTCTTAGCGACGATGGCATTTCATTAGTAACTGATTTTGCCCGCGAAAGCATGCAGGACTCTGCTGCGCTGCGCAACGCAGTGCGCGGTTCCAGCGAAGCAATAGGCCAAGACGCAGCTATAAATCTTATAGATTCATTGAACCTTCGTGGCCTTGCATACAATTCAGAACAGTTTAACTTAGGAATTATTGCAGCAACTGAAAGAGGAAGAGAGTTATTTAAGAATGATCCAGTAGCAAAAGCTGCATTTGAAAAGGAACTTTCATCATTCTCAAGCACAGCTGAGGGGCTTGGCTCAGCCAGAGTGCAAGAAAATGCCAAACAAGCAGCAGCTAAAATTGAAATGTCAAAAGCGGACCCAGAAGAAAAGTTAAAATTGCTTGAGAACCTTGCGGCACAACCAGGCGTAGACCCCACAACAATTCAGCCATCTTACGAAAGAGTAAAAAAAGATATAGAAGAAGAGAACAAGCCTTACGCTCAAGAAAACGCTAAATGGATTAGAGAAACAATAGAAAAAAGAGAAGGATATTATTTGAGGCCAGGCATTGGCGGGAGAGAGAGCAGAATTTCAAATGATGAACTTGACAAACTATTGGCAGAAGAAAGAAACCTTAAACTTACGCTAAAGCAAATAGCATCGACTGAAAGAGCTAAAGGAAAAAGCGAAGCTGATGTGCAGCAGACGCTAGCGCGGTTTCGCAGGGATTACGCTAGGGAGGTAGAAAATAAAAATGAAGAAACTGAAAGGGCTAATCGGCCACCTGTTATTGAGGATATTAGTAAGTTTAAGGACGCATACGATGGGTGGTTTAAATCAGTGCCCGGGGGGTTAAAGGATAAGTTAAACAAAACTGTTCCAACCGGCAAGGTTGTAATGAATAGTGTTCTTAAAGAAGAGGTGGCTAGATGGCTCTCGACTGGCAAGCTGTCGCCAGAGATGGAGTTTGTTATTAAAAGCGCTGGTTACGGCAAAAAGCCTGGCGAGTTTCTTGAATTGCAATGGAAGAACAATTTGCCTGGCGTGCCATTTCCCACTATGAATGAAGAAGAAAAAGAAAGATTAAGAGATCTACGGCTAAGCTCTGCAGCTCCACCGGCACCTGCTCCAAGCAACAACTATCTCCCGCACTCACTGGCTACCAGCTTCCTTAACACCCTGACTGGAACAAATCCGGCGGCAGCAGCGACAATGCCTGAGTCTTTCCGAAGACTGCCTACAGCTGCGCGAATTGAAACGCCAGTCGTGTCGCTTGCACCAAATCAGATAGCTCTCGCGGGGTCTTTAGACGTCAACAAGCTGCGGCGAGCGATTGTTGGCAAGGAAAGCGGCGGCAGCTTTACAGTCGTAAATCCCGATTCAGGTGCCTTGGGTTACGGGCAGGTCATGCCGGCAAATGTTCCTTCTTGGACTAAAAAGCACTTTGGCAAAAGCCTGACGCCAAGACAGTTTTTGGCTAATCCGCAAGCTCAACTAGCGGTGGTAAATGGGCAGATCGCAGAAAATTACCAACAGCAAATTGCGGCTGGATACCGAGGAGACATTGCGATACGACGGGCCGCGGCAATCTGGTACAGCGGCGATGGCGACTTGTACAACAACAACAGAAAGCAGATCACTAACGGTCGGGAATACCCGTCCGTCCGCGAATACACGCTTGACATTCTTCGCCGGTACAAGCAGGGGGGCTGACCTATGGCACAAGCCAGGAGACGCAAACGCAAGCACGGCTGGGTCTTCCTGGTCTACCCAAGTGGTGACTGGCACTTTGGTTACAGGGGGAGTCGATGGCGGCAACGCCTGAAATACCTGATGATGGCTTCAAGAAACCCGCAAGACCGCTTAAAGGACTATGGCTGATTTCGAGGTAAGGACAAAGCCTGACGGCACCCAGGAGACGGTCTTTACGGGGAAGCGCTTTGTGCCGCGGCCCGGCCAGGCAGGTGCTGATCCGCAAGGCAAGGCGGTGCTGGGAGGCCTCAACGTGCGGTCAAACCCGCTTTTGTCTATTGGATACAGCCTCGGTTCAGCATTTAACGAAGGGTTTCAGACATACCAGCGAACAGGCGATCCCCGCAAGGCCTACATGCAGGGCCTGCAAAGGCTGGCAGACGACTCGCAGCGGGACGGGCTTGGGCGCGGCATTATCCGCGTAGCTGGAGGCGGCACCAGAAATCTCGCGCAGGGCCTTATAGATCTGCAAAACATAAAGAAGCCCTTGTCGGCTGGTAGCGCAAATTTGCCGGGCGTAAATCAACCCCTGCCAAGGTTTGAAGCTCAAAACGTTGTAGAGAACATTGCGCAAGGCGCAGTAACTTTCCTCCCTCCCTTTTTACTTGCCGCAAAAGGGTTAAGTCTTGCAGGTCAGGGGGTACGCATGCTGCCTGGCGCCACCTCGCTTCTGCAACGCACTCTTGCTCCTGTGGCGAGCACTGCCCAACGAATTGAAGCAAGTGGAAGACTTGGCAAAATCGGTGTAACTGTTGCAAAGAAAGGCGCTGAGGGCGCACTGCCTGGCTTTGCAGCTGATTATGCAACGGTAAATATAGATGACGCCTTGAAGGAGGCAACAGAATGGGCTAATAAAACTGACCGCAGCTTGGGAGAAGAAATCTTTGGCCCGCTCCTCTATTCGGATCCAAATGATATTCAACAGGAAGTTCGCGCTAAAAAAGGCCTTATAGGCATACCCATAGGCGCAGGGGCCAACAACCTTCTTTACGGTGCCGGCCTGCTAGCACGGCGCATCTTTCACCTTTACCGTGTTCGTAAGTCAACGGCAGAAGCACAGGCTTCTGGCACCAAGGCAGAAGCACAGGCTTCTGGCACCAAGGCAGCTGACCCATGGGGTGACCCGACCAACCCTGTTGCAAAACCGCCTAAGCAATCAGGCGGCCAAGCTGCAGCAGAACTTGCACGGTTGCAAGCCCGACAGCCGCGGCCCTTTGAGACGCCTGGCTTTACAGAGCAGCCCAAACTTGACCTAGACCTAGACGCCCTTACTGACCAGCAAGCCATTGAGATGGCTCAGGCGCTGCGTGGCGTCAAAAGCGCTTACCAAGGCGTTGAACGCGAACTAAGCGCTTTGTCCAATTCGGTGCCTGACGAAATCGGCAAGGTTGACTTCAAGGCCAATCCGACTGGCAAGCCTACCTATTCGCAAATCGAGCAGGTCTCTCCTGCTGAGCTTGAGATTAGGCCGCAGGAGATGCAATACAAAATTCGCGGCCAGAGCAACAAACAAGGTCTGACCGGAACTAATCGCATTGAGCAATGGGATGAGCGCCTGGCTGGCCTTATCTCTGTGGCACGCGACCCCTCTACTGGGCGCCTAGTCGTTGCCAACGGCCATCACCGTGCAGAAGCCGCTCTGCGTTTGGGCGCAGACAAAGTCAACGTGATGGTAGTGAGTGACGACCTGGTGGAAGGTCGCATGATTGGCGCGATCCAGAACATTGCCGAAGGCCAAGGCACCCCCTGGGATGCAGCAAAGCTGATGCGCGATGGGCGCATGGGTGCGTCTGATCTGGCAATGCGTGGCGTGGACCTGGGCAGTCGTATTGCTCGGGATGCAATCCCCCTGTCTCGCCTGCCCCAAGAGCTTTTTGACGCTGGTGTTCAGGGCAAGCTGAGCCTGGATAAAGCTGTTGCATTGGGTTCTGTTGACGGCCTGGATGACACAGTCATCCGGGACGTTGCAGCTGCTGCCAGCAAGGGCAAGTGGTCAGTAGACAAGGTTGCGCAGGCCATGCAAGAGGCCCGCTTTGCCACTGTTGAAAGAGGGACAGGCGTCCTCCCAGGCTTTGAGGACCTGATGAAGTCGTCCAACTTTGCGGACGTACTGGCTGTCAGGACAGAGGCGTATAAGAACCTGCGCGAACAGATGATTGCGCTGACCTCTGCGGCACGCGCAAGCCGCACTGACATCCTGCAGGCGGCTGGCAACGTGATTGACGTGGCAGGCAGTCGCGCTGCCAAAGATCAGGCGGCCGCGGCGCTCAAGCTGTTTAACGATGTGGCGGGCTATGTGGGCCCGGTGCGCAATCTGCTGACGCAGATGGCTGAGCGGGTTAAGGGTGGCGCCAGTGCCAAGAAGGTGGTTGGCGAAAACCTGGCGGCGCTGAAGGAGGCAATCGAAGCCGAGGTGAACGGCGGCAAACTGCCGCTGACTGCTGATACGGCAACACCTGTCGCCAGTCGGGAGCTGACCGAAGAGCAAGAGCGGATGTTCCTTGGCAGCGCACAGCGCGTCAAGACACTGGAGGAGCTTGACCCACAGCGCCTAGCGGCAGAGCGGCAGCAAGCTGCTGAGACTATTGACCGGGCCGAGGAGGAGGTTGCACAGCGCATCTCCACTCCTGGCCAACAGGTGTCCAAGCAAGCGGTTAGCGATGCTCAGCGCTATGGCCTGAACCCGCGCAAGGTTCAGAAAATGATGGACATGGACGATCCGGCCATGGTTGCCGAGATCGACGGATACACCAAGTGGATGCTGTCCCAAAAGCAATACGACAGCCGACTCGCAAAGCTGCGTGGATACGACGAGCAGTACGAAGCGGTGCGGGTATTTAACGATGAAATGCCTGGCTCTAACAGCGGTCGAGAGCTGACGCAGGAAGAGTTTGATGCCAAGTACGGCGACCAGACACCTGTCGTACCTAAAACGGCTGACGTCAACAGAGTCGAAAGGGACCTGAACCGGCACGAAGAAGCTGCTGCTGTCCTTGAGTGGTACGGGGATTGGTCTGCGCGACCCAAGAGCACAGCGCCCAGGCAACCGGTAGCTCTGACGCCGATTGACGAAACTATTGCCCGCGAAGAGGCAGTGGCTTTTGCTGACAAGATTGCGGAGACAGCGTCGCCTCAAGTCCGTGATGAGACTAACCGCCTGATGATCAACGCCCTTGCGGGCAAGCCAACGCCAGAGCTACGCCGCGCACTAGAGCAGGGATTAGGCGGCAAGACTGCCCAGTCCGCCACGCCGGCTGCCAGCTTCACGTTCCCCGGCGACTTAAGCAAGTCCGCACCGCGCTACGGCAGTGCAACTATTGAATTTGCTAGCGACCTAGATCGTGCGGCATACATGCTGCGCGATGTCACCAAAAAGTCACGTGGCGAAGACCGGTTGATTGCCGCCCTAGAGGCAGCGGGCTACGACATTCCAGCCATCCGCAAGCATGGCGCGATGGTCAAGGAGCAAATTAAGACCCTGGTAAAAGACCAGACAGGCTCCGCTGCAGCCCCAGTGGGCAAACAGATGGCCCTGGAGGTGCCTGATCAAGGCTTTAACCGTGGCCTGTCTTTGGGCTTTGAGCTGGACAGCGAGCTGGCCAGCATGGGCATGAGCAACAAAGAGATCATGGAAATGATCTACAGGGAAAGCATCAAGAATCAGCGACTGCGCGTAGAGGCTGCTAGGAAAATTAAGGACCGTTGGCAAGCTGCTAACCCTCGGCCATCAACTAATGATCCAAAGGCTTTTGCGGAATACCTAAAAAACCAAAGACCTTTTGTAGATCCTTTCGCAGAAGAATACGCAAGGTTGCTGGAAATGATTGACGGCAACATTGGCACGTTCGTACCAGGCGCTTTTGGTATTCAGACGCGCATGGTTAGCCGCGAAGTTTATCAAAAAGTTTCAGAAACTATTGCTGAAAACGTGCGGCGCATGCTTGGCCCTGAATTTGCGGTGCGTTTTGAGAACTTGCCGTACATGGCGCCCAAGGCTGTGGAATGGGGCGCTTCTGGTAAAGAGCTACAGCTTGCCATACTTGAAGGAAGATTTGACCCGATTGAGGGCGTCGTCCACCTCTATGACATGCTTGGCATGGCTGGCGGTCAAAAGAGAAAAATCTCAACGGGGTATCACGAGGCCTGGCACGCCATTCAGTATTACTTCCTTAACGAAGACGAACTACGCGCAATGAATAGTTTCTATGCGCAGATGCTATTTAACAAGGCTAAAAGGGAAGGCGCCAAAGGGATGCTGGAAAAGCAAGCTACTGCTTTTCAGCGTTATGCCTATGCGAAAGACAAAGGCCTACCGGTAGCGGCGTACATGCTTGGCATAAGCGAGACAGCATTAAAGGGCCAGCGCGTAGTAAATGGCGTAAAAGTTCCCTTGAGCGGAATTGAGGCTGGAGCAATGAACGCGGCCGTACAAGCCGCCAAGATCCTTGACAATCTGACGAGCTGGGCTGAAGCCATGCACAACTACTTTGTTGCGCGGCGCGGCTGGACATCAACAAGAGACCTGTTTGAAGCTGCATACACTGGCAAGCTCGCTAAGCGCGGAAGCCTGGGAAGTGCCATAGGAGATCAATCCACCGACCGAGGGCGAATCCTGGAAAGCATCCGCACAATGGAGGGTGTGTCGCAGAGCCAAGGCAAAAGGCTTGACCTGTTCTCCGAAGGCGATCCGCCGCCACCGCCCCGCAACAACACACCTGAAGCCAACGATGGTGACGGCCCCGACTGGCCCATCAAGTTTGCTCGCCTGGTCGAGCAGTACAAGGACGCCTTGGTTAGCGGTGAGGTGAGCATTGAGGACTTGTACAAGATGAACGCCTTTGGCAAGACACAAAGCCCAGGCGGTCGTCAGTACACAGACCAGAGCGAGAACCTGATTCCTGGCCTTGCTGCCATGAGCAAGGTGTCGCCTGACCGCGCCACCATGACTGGCTACGGGGTGTTTAACGCAGCCGAGATTGCTGCTCGCAACCAGCGCTGGTTTGACGCGCATAGCGGCAACGGCAAAGCGGTTGTCGATGGCCTTAATCAGATCGCTGGTGCGTTCCGCGAGTACGAGCAAGGCGCCCTGAACCGCGCCCAGGACTACGCCGACAAGTTGATGGTCCGGGCTCAATACGAAGCTGCTGCCTGGATGCAGAGCGCCACTGATGGCTCTATCAACCGGCAAGCACAGCTGGCCCGCTTGATGCTGTCAGCGGATTCCGCCCGACGGATGCACCTTGCGATTGCAAACGTGACCAGGCCTTGGGGCCAGATGGGCCTTGAGATGCAAATGAAGCGGGATTACCGCTACAGCATCGACGGCGCAGGCGCCGTTGACGTGCCAGCCACGGCTGCACCAGGCGACAAGCCATCAAACATTGTTGAAAGCGCTATTAGGCAAGAGCTTGAGATTCCGCCAGGCACCAACCCTGTTACGGATGAGCTGACGGCTAAGTTTCCTGACCTGACCGAAGCGTTGCAGACCGGTCGCATGACCCCAGAGGCCGAGGCAGTTGCAGACGAGATTGCGCAGACACTGCGGGTCATGGGCGAGTCTCCAGCTATGCGGCAGCGCGTGTGGCGCAAGTGGGATGCCATTCCGCCGGCTACTGCGGACAAACCAGAAAACCCTCTCAACGCACTGCAAATCCTGCGTAGCAGCAACCTGCTCAGTGCAGGCGGCACTGCGTCGGTCAACCTGGCTAACGGCCTGTTCAACATGTCGCGTCTGACCATAGCGCAGGCAGTTGGCGGCGCACTGGAGCGGGACTTTGACCGGATGCTGTACGCAACCCAAATGTTCGGCGGCTACTTCAAAAACATTGGCGACTCCCTGCGCATTGCGTCGATTGCGTTCAAGACAGGCCGGCCCATGTTCAACATGGATGCCAGCACCCTGGACTTCCTTGAGCGGCAGGCGCTGCGCGAAGCACAAGGCGAATTGATGGCCCGGTCGCCGAACGCCCGGACTGGCTACACGCTAAACACCCTGGACATGAGCGAGCAATTTGCAGCTACCCGTACTGGGCAGTTTGCCAATGCGCTTTGGCAGACCCTGGGGACGTTTGGCGGACGCATGGCAGTGACCGTCGATGCCTTTAACAGCTCGCTTTCTGGCCACACCTATGAGTTCTTCCGTCACATGCCCCGTGGCATGCAGCTAGCTGAGCAGGCTGGCCTTGAGAAGTTCAGCAAGGAGGCGTTCGACTACGCCTACAAGTACGCCGACGCCCGCGTGGATCAAGCCATCAAGGACGTTGTCTACAAGGGCGAGACGCTGGCAGATGCAGCCATGACCAGCCCAGAGGCCAAGCGCTTCATGGACTCGGTCAACTTCACCGACAAGATCTGGGCTGACCTAGAGCCCCGAACAATGGGCGACGGCTTCAACGTTGGCAGAACCAAAGGTCTTAAGGGCCAAGAACTGCAGGAGTTTGCACGGAAGTATGTCGACGAGGGCCTCTGGTATCACAAGGCAGCAGACGCAATGCTCAACGGGGGCATACCTATTGGCCCATACACAATTCCTTTTCAGCCTGGGCGTCTTGCATCTCTGCCAGGCGATTTCTTGGAAGCTTTGTCCAACATGAGAGTTGTTGGCCCGGTGTTCCGGTTTATCCAGCCCTTCCAGCGGGTTCCCGGCAACATCATCAAATCAACTGTACGCAATAGCCCTGCAGCAGTGTTTGTCGACACCTGGTGGCGTGACGTGACTAGCAGAGACGTCGCCACCAGGCAGCGTGCCCTGGGCGAATGGGCTATGGGCAGCACTGCCATGACAGCCCTTTGGGTTGCAACAAACATGGGCAGCATCCGCATGAACGGCGGTGGGCCCATCGACCCGCAGCAACGCGAGCGCTGGATGAGAGAGCGCGGCAACATGCCGTACAGCTTCCAAATGTGGGACGAGTACACCATGTCTTGGGGAGACCCAATCTCCCTCAAAGCGTTTGAACCTTTTACCACGCTGTTTGGCGGCATGGCGGACTACAGCGACATGGCCGGCATGATGACTACTGAGCAGCGAAATCGCGCTGGTGTTGCCCTGGTGCTTGACTTGCTGCGTTTACAAGGAGCAGGACTGCTTAGCAAGACTTACTTCCAAGGGCTTAACGAGCTGTATGAGGCGGCGTTTGACCCAAGCAAGGTCTTTACCGGCCCCAACAAGCGCAGTGCCACTAGCCGTTTCATGCAGCGCATCATTGCCAGCATGGTGCCCCACAGCGCTGCGTTGCGTGAAATGCGCCGGGCTGTGGATCCAGTCCAACGCCGGGTTGAGCCAAGCACTGAAGGCGGCTTTGGCGGGTTCTGGGAAGAAACTTGGCAGGAAATCAAGAACGCCCTACCTGGCATGTCGTATGACCTGCCGCCTGTAAGGGATTGGACGGCACCTGGCACCCCACCAGTGGTCATGCCAGCGCTGTTTGGCAACAGGGACCTAGCTGAGAACGCACCGTGGATGGCCGCGCTAATGCAGTACGTGCCTATCTACAGCGCGTTTAAGGTTGGCCAGGCACCAGTTGACCCTGTGCAGCAGGAAATGGCCAGCATGCACGGCAGAGGCACCACGTTTGCCGGCCCAAGAGCGTCGGACTTTGGCACTGAGCTGTACCTGGCGCCGTCAGAGCTGGACCAGTACGTGCAGATCTTTGGCCGTGTTAAAGACCCAGCCGGCAGGACCTGGCACCAGGCAGTCGATGCGCTGATCCGCTCGGCTGATTACCAGGCCTTACCCATTGAGCCGCCCTCTGGACAGTTTGTCAGCTATCGCGCTGCCCTGATCCAGATAGAAATTGCCCGTTTCAAAAAGCTGGCTAAGCAAGAGTTCCTGTACACCACGCCAAAAGGCGCTGAAATACTGGAAGCCCAAGAGGCCTTGAAGGGTCGCCAGAATGAACTTAACTACATCCGGCAGTACGGTGTACCTGGGGCTAGCCGAGGCAACGCTGGCGGCAATCTCGAACTACTTGACCTGAACCGCTGATGGCCTATTCCTACGTCGTCTACACCGGCAACGGGGCTACCACCCAGTACGCCATCCCCTTCCAGTACATCAAGAAGGAGCACGTCAAGGTCTTCGTCAACTTTGTCGACACGGCCTACACCTACGTCAACAACACCACAGTGCTGCTGGCCTCTGCGCCAGCAAACGGGGCCAGGGTGGAGGTGCGCCGGTTCACACCGGCTAACAACCCCTTGGTTGACTTTGTTGATGGGTCCACGCTGGTGGCCAGTGACCTAGACACCAGCAACCTGCAGCACCTGTTCCTGGAGCAGGAGCTGGACGACAGCCTGAAGCAAACTGTCAGTATTAACGCAGCTACAGGTCTGCCGTCGGCTAGCGGCCAGGTCATCACCAACGTCGGCGCACCCGTTAACGCCAATGACGCAGCAACGAAGACATATGTTGACAACTTTGTAAGCCAGACGGCCAACATTGCTAACGCAGCCGTTACGACTGCCAAGCTGGCTGACAGCTCAGTTACCAGCGCCAAGATTGCCGATGGCACCATCGTCGCTAACGACCTGGCAGCTGATTCGGTCACCGTCGCCAAGATCAAGGACGGTGAGATTACCAGTGCCAAGCTGAACCCAGCCACGGTCGTCACCAACGCTGAGGTAGCTGGCGCTTCTCCTAACGACACCAGTTTCTTCACCACCTCTGCCTCTGACCTGCGGTACTTCCGTCAGGACAGCAGCGAAACCATCAACAGCGGGATGGCATGGAGCAGTGGCGACGGCTTTGTTGCCACTACTGCTGCCATTGACGCCAGGATCATTGACCTGGTGGACGATGTTGGCGGCTTTGTGCCGATTGCCAACGAAACCAGCTTCCCTGCCACCAACCCGGACATCAACAACCCAGATGGCACGGGGACCATTATCAGCATCAAGGAAATTGTCACTACCCGGACGCCTGCTAGTGGCACGGTGACCATTGCCGGTGGCTCTGGCGGCAACGTGGTGACCATTACTGGCTGCGGCAGCACGGTTCTGGCCGCTGGGTTTGGAGTGTTGGTGGAAACCACCGCCACCCTGCACACCTACACCTTCCACCGCCTGGTGCCAAAGGCAACGGAAGTGACCACTGTTGCTGGCATTAGCGCAAACGTAACCACGGTTGCAAACAACAACGCCAACGTCACAGCAGTTGCTGGAAATGCCGCCAACATCAACACCGTTGCAGGCAGTATTGCCAACGTCAACAACGTTGGGGGCAGCATTGCCAACGTTAACTCTGTAGCTAGCAACCTTGGCACAGTTAATGATTTTGCGGCTCGGTATCGCGTAGACGCAGCGGACCCATCAACCAGCCTTGACACTGGCGACTTGGTTTTTAACACCACCGCCGGTGAGCTGCGTGTCTACAACGGCTCAGCTTGGCAAAGCGGCGTTACGGCTACTGGCAACTTGATAAGCAAGTCCGGCGACACCATGACAGGTCCGCTGGGTGTGACGGCTGGAACAAACGCGCTGCCTGGCCTATTTATATCTGGCGACGCCAACACTGGTATTACAAGCCCAGGGGCGGATCAACTGGCTTTAACTACAGGTGGCACGGCTCGGCTGACCATTAACAGCGCCGGCAATGTGGCCGTTAGTGGTGACCTTACAAAGGGCGGCCACAACGTCGTGACCGTGGGTGACACCGGCGCCGTCACCAGCGCAATGATTGCCGATGGCACCATAGTCAATGCTGACATTAATGCCTCTGCTGCTATTGACAAAACCAAGATCAGCGGAACTGCCATTACAGCAACTGATACGGGCACCGTCACCAGCGCAATGATTGCTGATGGCACGATTGTTAACGCAGACGTAAATGCCAATGCCGGCGTTGTTGCTAGTAAGCTGTCGTTCACCCAGGCCGGCACTGGCGCTGTTGCGCGTACAATAGACAGCAAGCTAAAGGACGTTGTCAGCGTCAAGGATTTTGGCGCTAGAGGTGATGGACTTGGCACAACGCCTGCAAATGAAAGCGTAGACATCTCCAATGCCGTATGGAATACGTGGGATGGAACGCCATTCAAAAATAACTTGCCCTGGTCGCCTTATGGCATAGGTGGCACCTTCAATCCGCCAACTGCAAAGCCATTTCAGAATACTGACACTTGGGATTTTATTGGTATTCAGCTTGCCCTTTGGTATGGGGCCAAGTCCGTCTACCTTCCGCGTGGCACCTACGTTATTAACGTAAGCCGCACTGGTGGCGGCCTGACAATTATGCAAGGGCAAGAGCAATCGATCTTTGGTGCTGGCGCTTATCGCTCTGTTTTAGTAACCAAAGAAAACGACGCTTTTTTTGCCGCCAATAACGTTAACTCTGCAAATGCTTATTGGCTGCTGAGGTTTTACCGCATTGGAGGACCACCTACTCACATCGCAGACCTCGAACTTGCTGGCCCCAATGGCTATAGTAGCACCAACAACAACCTCTCGTTATTCCACTGCGAAAACATCAACGGCGTGACGTTTCGTGATTTATGGCTGAGTGCAGCGCATCGCGGCATCTCTGCCACGATCAGTAGTGGCGACAGTCACATCAAGGGCATCACCACTGAATACCTGTTCGGCTCCTCCGTTTTTACTGATAACAGCAGCGACGTCAGCATCGACTTCTGCAATATCTGGGCAAGCGCGGCCAATGTCTTTACGCAGAAGGGAATTGTTGCTCAGGGCGCCTGTAGTGTAACAAACAGCAGGCTGATCGGCTTTTACGGCAGTGCCATTGAAATGGCGAATGGCAAGTTTTGCAATAACGTGGTTCAAATGAACGGCTTGTCTAACTGCGTATTTACCAGTTCTTGTGTTATATCCGGCAACATATTTAACGGCAGCACTTCAGGCACTATGGTGTCAGTCGGTTCCAGCAGCACTGTCACTGGTAACCTTTTCAACCAAGCTGGCGTCCATCCGTGTCTAAACCTTGGAAACGACGCCGTTGGTACTGCAACCAACATCAACGTCACTGGCAACACGTTTATCAAAACAAATAACGCCGTTCAAGTACAAAATTTTGCCATCATTGGCGTTGCCAGTAACGTCGGCTATTTTAATGCGTTGACCGCAAGCACACTTATTGTTGGCAACACATTCCAGGGCAGGGCTTCAACCACCCCTGGCTCGGCCACAATGGTGAAGAACACTTTTGACGGCGTGCTTCAAGGCGCAGTCAATGCAGAGACAGTCACCAACAATGGGACAGTTACTAACAATGGGGATTTTGTTGGCAAGCAACTGGGAATAGGAAGTGCTGCAAGCGGCGCGACCGTTGCCATCACTGGCATGCTTGGCCAAGGAAGCGGCGGTATTAGAGATTATACGAGGCTAAACTTAATTGCGGTGGTTGCCAACGGTAACTCTTTTTCGGGCAGAGCCTACGCCCTTTACAGCAGCAAATATAACGGCCAGGCCACGCTGTTCGCCACTCTTGGCCATCAGTCTGACGGCGGTAGCATTACCTTTGGCACTAGCGGCAGTCAGCCTACCTTTACGGCGGTAGCCAATGCTGGCGGAGGCTTCAGTTACGAGGTCTACGCCACTCCACTCATTTAGGAGAACTTTCATGGCACTCACCAAGACTATTGAGGTCAATGGCAACGGCTTTATCACATTGGATGGCGTGAGTTATCCGGTCGTCGATGCCAGCGCAACATACGCTGATTGCTACATTAAGGTTGCGATAGTCAGCGCAAGCAAAACAGAAGGCCAGGCCTGCGTTACATTTACCGAGGACGCTGGAAGCAGCGTTTTGTTTCAGAAGAGCTACTTGTTTCCTCTCGACCTAAATGGCCCTAACCCGATCAAGCAAGCTTACGAACACCTGAAGACCCTGCCCGAGTTTGTGGGCGCGGAAGACTGCTGATGGTCGCTAAAAGCAAAGCCGGTGCTGCAAGAGTCGAGCATGTCTCTCGTGCGGCCTACAAAAAGACCAGCATCGGCAACTCTGTAAGGACCAAAGCAAAGCCTGGGCGTAAGAAGCGGATTGGTCAGGGCCGCTAAGGCGGGTCTG